GACATCCTGGGGGCTACCGCCTAGGAAGCTGTCGACGAGCCCCCCAAGCCCGCTGGCGAAATAGGGGTTGTTGAAGAGCTGGCCGCGCATCAGTAGAGCCCGCCTTCCGCGATGGTGTTGATCTTCGGGTTCGGCATCCCCTTCGGCTTGCGCTTCAGAATGTCGCCGATGCCGCCCGCCCCGGCCCGGCCGGCCCGCTGCCCGCCGATGCCTGAGGCAAGCTGGCCGCCCAGGATAAGGATGTCGCCTATCGGGCTGTCGCCGGCCGTCACATCAGCCGCCGGGATGCCCGCCTCCCTCTGAGCCACGCCTGCCGAAGCGCGCCGGTTGACGCCGGTCGTCGAGATGCGGCCGCCGGCCCGGTCGATTTGGTTGTTCGCCCCGCTGAATTCGCCACCGATGGCGCTGAGCATGGCGATGGCTTCGGCTACGGTATTGGTCCTGGCGCGGCTCTCCTTCTGGTAAGGCTTGGCCGCCGCGTTCACCGAGGCGTTCTCAATCCGCTGCGGCGCCGGATCCTCGTTGTAAGCGGCGGCGGCCTGGGTGATCTCGTTCGTCGGCGCCCGCACCGTATCCTGGGCGCGGAGGAGCGCTGCTGCCGGGTCTGCCTCGAAGAGCGCCTTGGCGACGTCGGCCGCCTGCTGCTCCTCCATGACGCGCTGCCGCTCTGCCTCCTGCTGCCGGGCCTGGGCGTTGATCTCCTGTGCCTTCCGGTTCTGCTGGTTAGTCTCCTCGATCGCCCTGTTCTGGGAGTTGGCGTTCATCATAGCGCCGCCGGTCGAGGCCGCCGTGCCCGCCGCCATCAGTGCCAGTGTTACCGGGTCGCACACGCTCTCTCTCCTAGCTGATAACTCGGCTCTGGTCGCGATTGACCGTTGAGCCGCCGCGGGCCACCCGCTGAATGTTGCCCGTCTGGATGCCCTGTTGCAGCCTCCCGATGCCCTGTGTGAAGCCGATCAGGGTGTTCTCCAGAGGATTGAGGTCAGGGGTGTCCTTGGCGAAGGTCGAGAGGTTGGATAGCGCCGAATTCAGCGCGGCCGTCGCGTCACCGCTGGAGCGGAGCTGGCTCTCAATCTGCGAGCGCTGCTGGTTGTAGCCCGTCTCCGCCGCCGCCACGTCACGGCCGATGTCCGCAATGATGCCGGCCTTCTTCAGGCCGAAGCCCTCCGCCAGATCGGCGGCCTTCTTCTTCGCGGTCGTCGAGACGGTCTGGCCGGCGCGGCTAAGGGAGTAGATCAGCTCCTCCTTCGCGTTGGCGTTCTCCTTGTCCAACTGCGGCACGTAGTAGTCCGTGGATGCCTTGCGCCGGGCGTCAAGGATGGGGTCGACGCCGCCATATGTCTTCCCCTTGCCGAGCGTAGTCAGCTCCTTCAGCATCTTGGAGAATTGGTCCCCAGCGGGAGCGCCGGTCGCCACCGTCTTCATTGGGGTGGCGCGCGATCCCTTGTTGTGCGGATCCGCACGGCTCCCTGTGGCAACGTCCCTGCCCACGCGCCCGCCCCAGCGGTTCACGTAGTAGCCGTCCGGCGTCTTCCTGTAGCCTGGGAGCAGGCCAACGGGCTTGCCGGTGGAAGACGTGTTGGCCGCCGCCGCTATCTTCTTCGTGCCCTGCGGGGCCGGCGTCCACTTGGTGCCGTCATCGAGGTGGTAGGTCTGCTTGGGGTCATACGCCCCCTTCGCCTTGACCGGAGCGCCCGGCGCCGTGCCGCCCTCGAAGACCGCCGCAATCTGCTTCATGCCCAGGTCGATGCGCTTCTTCCGAGCCTCTTCTTCCGTGCGGGCGCGCTTGGCTTCCTCCATGCTGAAGTCTTGGAAGCTCGTATCCACCTCTGGCTTGCTACCGCCGCACATGGCTTATTCCTTTGTCCATGCGAAGACGATGCAGTCCTCGCCGTTCTTGCCGTAGGCAGGGAGCGTCTGCTCCTCTTTGGCGCCGAGCCACTTGAGCCACCTATGCGTATCCACATGGTCGACCGGTGAAATGCACCCGGCCCGTGTTGCCCCCGCGTTCTCGATTGCCGGCATCATAAACCGCCGCGCATGTTTCGTCACCGTGGATAGGATCCGCGCGTAGGCGTCGGTCCCGAAGCCGAAAAGGGTCCACACGCCCTCGGCGATCGGATAGCCGCCGATGATCGCCGCCGGCACGCCGTCATGGTAGCCGGCCCACATGAAGCCCCGCTTCTGGAAGTAGAAGCCGGCGAGGTCGGTCGGGTCATCATTCGGCCAGCGCATGAACATCTCCTGCCGACTGCGCTCGCGCATCCTCTGGCAGACATAGTGGATCTCGGCAAAGGACGGCTCTGCAAACATCATTTCTCCTCCCCGACGCCGCCCTCATAGAGCACGATGATTTGCCCGAGGATGGCCTTCTCCGCGGTCGAATTGGTGAGGCGCAGGGCCATGTGGCTGCACTTCGCCTCATAGGGGATGATGCCGGTGTTGCAGAACGTCGAGTTGGTGAAGGTCGCCACCGTCTCCCAGGCGATGTTCTGTGGGTTCAGGCTCGCCTCCAGCGTCCATGTGCCGACGCAGGCAATGTCGAAGCCGGTGATCTGCTTGATACTTGACGGTCGCCCCATGTCCATGTGCGGGGTGATGACTTCGACCGCCGACGTATCATAGGTGCCGGTGTCGGTGCCCCCGTAGAAGTAAACCTCGTCGGCGAAGTTGCGCAGCACGATGTCATCGCGGATGGAACAGGCATCCCCGCACCAGCGGCCCTTCGCGACGCCGTTCTTGGTGGTCAGGTTGGCCGGCGTCGGGGTCGGCATGTCGAAGGTCGACCACGCTCGCACCTTGGCGCTCGGGTAGTTGGAGAGGACGTAGACCTTCTCCTTAAGGAAGAGCCAGAACTGACCGCTGCCGCCGTGCACGACGCCTATGGCCGTGTGGAAGAAGTCGTTGGCGTTCTGCACGCTGCCATCGGTCGTCTCGTTCGGCGCGTCAGCCACGTTGAGGGCAGTCTTGATGAGCGCGTCGATAGGCGAGCCCACGTCGCTCACCTTGGCGAAGTTGGAGCTGTCCCGTGCCTGCATCGAGCGGATGCCGCTGCGGCTGAGGAAGAGCACGTCGCCGTCCCCGTAGCCGGTCACTGAGCGGGCGCCGTTCGTCTGGCTGCCAAGGAGAGAGTTGGGGATGGTGCGGAGATACTGGTTCTGGGCGAAGCTGGCGTCGACGTCCCAGAATTGCGTGCCCTTCTGGCCGCACACGAGGAGCTGCCCGAAATACTCCCCGAGCTGATAGACGGTCCCGATGGGGAGGCCCTGACTGCGCACGTCGATCGAGCCCGAGCCGGTGCCGGCCATGTCGCCTGGGTCGCCTACCGCCGATGCCTTAAAGGTGTTCCCGCCGCCGTTATAGCCCTTATCCTTCAGCACGGCCATGGCCATGAAATTGTTGTTGGCGGTGATGTGAGTTTCCGCGATCGGCTCTCCGTTGTCGGTGAAGGTGTTGGAGATCTGCACCTCAATCTGCTGGTTGTCGTCGGGGGTGAAGGTGGGGGTCTGGTAGCTCTCGACTACATAGACGTAATCGCCGGAGGGGCAGGCTGCGTTGACCCGGAAGCATGAGCCGAAGCCGGCGCCGAGCGCGACGGTGGATTTCATCGCCCATGCATGGAGCATGGGCTTGGTCGACACGGCCATTCGCATCGCCAGTGTGCCGGCGCCCGCCACCCATCCGGTGCTGGGCAGGCTGTTGTGCCGGTGCCGGAAGATCACGGCGTCGTTGCGGTTGCCTACCTGCCACGGGCCGGCGATCTTGCCCTTGTAGTTGGCGGTCTGCCCGTAGGCGGTCAGGGCGGCGTGAATGACGAAAGCCTTGCGCTTCTCGATCTCGCCGCCTTCGTTGATGAAGGCGTTGTTCAGCGTGCGCAGGCTGCCCGGCGGTGCGGTGTCGTGCGAGCGGCGGAGGTCCAGGCCGTTCGCGAAATTCTCAATGACGAATTGGGCCATGTCACCACGGGGTTCCGGGCGGGATGTAGTCGACGCCGGCCCTTGGCAGGTAGAGGCCCGGGCGGGTCGCTAGGTTCGGCACGGGCTGTTTGATGCGGTTGCGCTTCAGGAGGTCGGCAATCCGCATGGACGACTGCGCGCGGAGGGTGGCGGCCGTCTCCTTGTCGCTCTTCTCGATCAAAGCGGCGGCCGTCTCCAGCACCAGCACGTCGCCGTCCAGCACGCACCCGTCCGTGTCTTCGACCATGTTGCCGGCGGTGCGGTCGCCCGTGAAGCGGATGGTCTGCTCCACGTTGCCGATCGGCCACGTCTCGACGGCGTAGGGGTCGCTATCCCAGATGGCTTCATATCGCCTGATCGGGGTGTCGCGGTCATCAGGCCCGAAGGTAGAGCGCTCGGCGGCGCCTATGCCCGACGCCATCGGCAGCCACTCGTCGCCGTATAGGCACCAGATCTCCAGCACGTTGGTATAGACCGCCATGCCGACCGGGATGGCCGCCTCGTTCGCGTCGGCCGCGATCACCACCTCCTCTTCAAACTGACGCTGGGGCCACGAATAGCGGGTCTGGAGCTGACGCTCCATCCGGTTCAGGAGATGGTTGATGCGTTCGACATGCTGGGTTGAGTGCGCGGAAGTCGTCGACAACCGCGCCTCGATCAGCACCTCGTTCCGCAGCACGGAGCGGTCGATGCCGAGCCTCATGGCTTACGCCGCGATGCTGGCTTCGGCCTCGGCGAGGAAGCCGCGAAGCTTCTCGATCCCGAAGTTGCCGAAGGGCGTCTTGTAGTCCAGCTCGTCGAGGCGCTTGCGGATGGCGTCCTTCTCCGCCTTGACGTTCACGGTCCCGCGGAAGGGATCGACTGCCTTGGCCTTGGGCGCGGCGGGCGCCTCTGCCGGCTCCTCTACCGGGAGCGGCCGCGGGGTGCCCATGTAGCTCGGCTCGATGTCGATGTCGGCCAGCCGCAGGGGGAGCGGGGTCATCTGGTTGGGGTAGACCTGATGCAGGATCTCCCGACGATAGATGCGCGCCAGCCGCTCGTGCTCAGCCTTGCGGTTGGTGTCGAGGGTGCCGTCAACCACCACGTCGCGGATGCTGTCCTCGCCGTTCTCGTTCATGTGGATCAGAAGCTCGGTCACGGGGACGCGAAACTTCATCGTGGCGAGGTTGAAAAACTCGTGCTCCGGCTTCTCCCGAACGCCGAATAGGGCAGATACCGTCTCGATCTTCATGTCGTCTCCGTGGGTTGTAGGGCGGCCCGAAGGCCGCCCTGGTTGGTAGATCAGTTGATCTCGATGACTTCCGAGCAATCACGCTGGTCGCACACCACCTGACCGGTGCAGATCATGCTCTCATGGAACACGAACTGGTCGTAGGGGCGGGCGGGGTTGCGCGTGCGCTTCCAGTCGCCTTCGAGGTTCTGGAGGTAGAGCCGGCGGTCGTCCCAGATGTAGGCGAATTTGGCCCGTCCCAGGTCATCGAGGGTGGGGTCATAGACCACCTCCATGCCCTTGAACATCATCTCGCCCATGCTCCCGTCCTGCTTCTTGGTGAAGCCGGTCTGGGAATACTGACCGTTGGCCCGCATCTCCACTTCCATCGCGTCGATGAAGTCCGACCCTGCATGGAAGCGGTTGGGGTTGCCGCCGTAGCGCCGGAGCTGCCGAAGATCCTTCTGGAGGATCTGGAGCAGCACGCCGCCGTTCGTGGGGGCGGAGGTGACCTTGTTGCCGCCCCAATCCGCGTCGAACGTGCCGGCGCCGAAGAAGGCCGCGGTGCGGGACCGGTTGCGCCACTTCTCGTTCACGCCGCCGGAGAGGCCACCGACCGCGCCGACCGTGGGGATGTCCTGAATGAAGGCGCGGATGCCATGGAGCGCCGCCGCGTCCGTGGTCCCATCACCCCAAAGCAGGGCATTCATCGTGACCGCGTAGCGATCCCCGAAGTCGGCCATCGCCGCCTCGAAGATGTTGGTCAGGATGACCAAGCCCCGGTCGTTCGGGCCACGGCGCTGCTTGCCGAATTCGTCGGACACAAGGATGCCCTGGGTCTTCAGCTCCGTCTCGGTCATCTTCCAGCCGATGTGGTGCTCACGCCAGACGTAGTTGGCGCGCTTGGCTCCGCCGGGCGAGTAGAAGTGGACCTGCTCGGCGCCGCTGAAGCCCTGAACGCCGTCGTTGACGCCGCCGGCCCCACGGTCGAACCGGACGGGGAGGGAGATGTTCTCCTTGGCCCCGGTGTAGGGCTTCATGGCGCTCTCGAAAGCGGCAAGCAGGGGCTTATCCTGAATGCCGATTTCGTGAAGCTTGCCCCGAACGTAGAAGTCGAGGGTGGTGGCAGCGATGTGCGCGACCTGATCCGCGCTAAAGCCTTCGAGTGACATGGTAGGCGTGCCCTATGGGTTAGGCGCGCAGGCTTTCCTCATACCCGGCCAAAACAGCTTCGGCCAAGGTCTTCGGGACTGCGCGCGTTGACGTGGGTTGCGCGCCATCCGGACGGCGAAGGGTAGGCTGCGGGGTAGCCTGAGGCCGTGGCACCTGAATTCGCTGGGTGATGTTCCTTACCATCTCCGCGGCGGCCTCGGGCGTCTTGGGCTTCCAGCCCCCAGCCAGCATGTCCCTGAACGTGTCGCGGACGGCTGGATGCTTGAGGGCAAAGTCAGGGTCGCTCTGGCTGAGCGCGGCGATCTGGCCTTCGACTGCGGCCTTCACACTGGCGACGAAGTTCGCTCGGGCGGAGGTCTGCTGCTGCTGCTGCGCCGTCGCGGTAGCCCGCTGGGCGTTGCCTGCTGCAACCTCACGCTCACGTTCGGCCTTGGTGAGCCTCGCGCCGGCCTCGGAGGTGATCTCTCCGCGGTCGACCAGCTCTTGGACATCGGGCGCAACCGCCATCCCTGCCGCCTGCAAAGCGAAGTCGTAGAACGGCTTCATCTTTGCCACAAACCCGGCGAAGTCACCGCTCTTGAAGAGCGCCGTCATGCCGAGTGAGTTGGTGACGTCCTCCGCCTCCATCGCGTTATCCGAGATGTAGTTCTGGAGGTGCATCAGGGTGTCGTGGCTGCCGCGGTAGGTGTCCGCTTCGGCCGAAAGCGTCTCCGCTTCCTTGCGGGCGCGGCGGGCCTGATCGGTCAGGTAACCCATGCGGCGCTTCGCCTCGGGAGGGAGGGCATTGAACACGTCATCAGGAAGGCGCGTGGCCTTATCGTCGTCCTGCTTTTGCTCGGTCGACGTTTCCTCGGGAGCGGTCGGCGCAGCTTCCTTCGGCGCAGGCTCCTGCCCTGCCGGCGGGGTAGCTTCGTCCCCATACTTCTTGTGGAAGTCGTCCCTTACCTTTTCGGCCAGGGAGCGAGTGTCGTCCGTCTCTGCTGGCGATGCAGAAGCCTCTTCCGCCACGGCTGGTGCAGCCGGCAATTCCACCTGGGAGGCTGTGGCCTCCACTTGAGAGGTTTCGGCTCCTGCCTCCACCTGTCCATCTTCGAGTGTCATAAGCGTCCCTTTGATCTCGACGCACTATGAATAGCCCACAAAAGGGGCAAATGCACTACATCACTGATGTAGGCGCTTCGTTCGGCCTGGGCGGCTGGGGAGTGGGCGCTCCGGCTCCCGGCTGAGGGGTAGGCGCGTTGGCGATGCCCTGCGGCCCCTGGGCCTCCGGCGCCGCTCCCACAGGCGCTACCGGTGCCCCTCCGATCGGCGTTGCATTAGCCGTGGCCTGTGCCAGCCCGTTCTGCGCTTGGATAGACAGGGCGCCATATTCGAGCGCGTCCTCCGGCATGATGCGCGGGTCGAGGAGGTTGAGCATGTGCCGGGCGAACCATTCCGCCGAGTAGCCGGGGGTCTGCATCATCAGCGGCGCAATCTGGGTAAGGGTCTGCACTTCCTGAGATTGGTTCTTCCGGCCTGAGGATCCAGCCTCCACTTCAAGGAAGACTTCCTTGGCGATGGCGTCCCGGTCCATCACCTCCCACACGGCGCCCGGCCCGACAATATCCATCACCTCCGGCGTCGTCATCTCCTGCAAGAGGATCTGGCCGCCGGCACGCGCCAGCTCGGAAAGGAAGTCGTCCAGTTCGTCAATCGCGCTCTCGTCCGTCACTTCACGGCTGGCGGAGGCGATAGATGCCTCGGTTGCCGTCGAGGAGCTGGTCGGCCCCAGGTTGGCCTGCTGGGTGCCGCTGGCGCGGAGGATGTCCATGTAGGCTGGCGAGGTGTCATAGAGTGCCGGGTCGATGGCGGCGGTCGGGAAAGGCTGGAGCATTTTCGACACGTCGCCGTCTGGTGCCAGCCCCGCGAGCGGGATGACATCGTGCGCCGAGCGGCCCTGGATGCGCTTTGCGTCCTGATCGTCCATGGTGCCGGCGGTGACGTGCCCGGGCCGCGCCGCATAGCGATGGTCGCGCAGCGCCTCGCCGGCCCGGTTGATCTCCATTTGCTGGGTGTCGATCAGCTCCACCTCGGACGGGGGCATGGGGGTGTCGGGGTCATCGGTGGCGTTCGGCGCGAAGGTGAAGTGCGGCCAGAAACGCTCGGTCCAGGGGCGCGGCTGCTCCTCGCGGAGGTAGTCGTCATACCCCTCGACAACCGTGTAGACCCTGCCGTCGCCCTTGTGCCAGATCTCCATGACGCGGGCGCAGTCGCCCTTGTCGTTCTGCTTGTAGACTTCCCGGTTGCCGGTCTTGTTGGCCGGGTCGGTCGACTGGTAGCGCCTGAAGCTGCCCTTCAGATCTTTCGCGTAGATCTCTTTGATCTCGTCGTTCGTCAGGTGGAAAAGCTCGGTGACGTGCGGGCATCCAACGAAGCCGGGGAGGTAGGTCATCTTCTTCGACGGGATGATGTTGAGCGGGTCGGGATATGACATCACCAGCCCGGCCCGGAGGAGCATCTTCTCGCTGGCTTCGAGGTCGGCAACGAGCGTCTTCAGCCGGTCAACCTCGGCGTCTGTCGGCTGGATCTCGTCCTCCTGCAAGTCCTGGGAGATGCGGCTGATCGTCTCAAGCTGGGAGCGGGCATCCATGAGGCGCGCTGCCTGATCGGGGTTGGCCGGCATGGGCGGAAGGCGCTGGAAGCCCATCTTCGCCACGCCGAAGCCGCACGTCCCCTGCTGGAGCACCAGCCGCTTCATCATCGCCTTGGTCGTCGGGATCTGCTCGCGCATGAAATAGTCGAACAGGGTCGCCAGCGTCTCGCCGAAGCGGTCCAGCTTGCGGCTTATCATGGCGTAGTCGGCCGCTTCCTTGAGCACCGCCTGTGCCAGCATGGCCTGCTGCATGGCCTGCGGGGAGGGGGGCATGGGCGCCTGGGCCGGCATCCCCGGTGCCGCTGGTGCGGCCGGCTGAGGCTGGGCCGCCATGAGCGCCATGGTGGCCTGCTGAAGCATCCCCGCGGTGCCGTCCCAGATGGTGTTATACATCCGCTTGCTCTTGCGCCACGTCCACTTCGGGTTCCGGGCGTAGGTCGAGGCGGTGCGCTGCTTCAGGTGCCGGAGCGTGATGTTGGCGACGTAGGGCCGGTTTGGATCCTTGAGGTCTTTCCGCTTCGTGCCCGGCCACTGGAGGCCGCGGGCAAACTTGCGGTTGGCGCGCATCCGGTCGTGGTCGTCCTTCCAGTGCTCGATGTCCTCCTTGACGGTTTCGATCAGCTCCTTCACGCGAGCGCAGCGCGCCTCGTCGTAGTTGACCGTCTCAGCCGTGCGCTCGATCTTTTCCATCTACCAGCCTCCGCGTCCTTCCGCTGCCCGGTCACCGCGGGCGAATTCCGCCTTGAGCGCCGCCCAGGAGCCGGGCATGGGCGCGTTCTTCTTCTCCCGCACGTTACCAGAAACGTGCGTCTGTAGCTTCATCCCTATGATGGAGAGGAAGTCCACAAAATCATCGTGCCGGCCGTTGGGAAACTTGAGCAATTCCAGCTTGGCGCGGGGCCACCATGGCGCGAAGGCCGGGAAGCGGATCTTGCCTTGGGCGGCGCGGGCGCGGGCTGACTGCGACCGCTGCATCTTGTCGGACACGGGCGGATCCTCGACTATCGGGCAGAACAGGCCCTCCTCCTCCATCCGCTTCTTGAGGAAAGGACCGATCGCCTTGCTGATGTGACCCTTCTCCGCATACCACCAGAGCGGCTTGTAGGTCCGAATGAGCCGAAGCATCTCCTCGACGGCATCGGTCGTGTTGATCCGCTTCCACACCAGATCCCAATGGACGTAGGCGGTGCCGTCCTGTCCGACCGCGAAGGCTCCCATGCACGACGGGTCTGATACCTGCTTGAGGTCGACGGCGTGGTCGGAGGCGCAGAACCACTTCAGGCCCTCCTCCGGCAGCTCCCCGCGGTCGTAGGTGTGGATCCCGTCCGCTTGGTAGAAGATGCCGTTCTCCGGCGTAGGGTCGCCCTGGTAGAGCGCGCTGAAGGCTGTGGCGTCGATCGAGCGCATCTCCTTCAGGTAGCTGGCCTTGAACCGCTCCGGCCACAGGGCCTCGCCGGCCTTGCGGCCCAGGGGGTCGCCGTCGCCTTCTGACAGTGCCGGCAGGTTCAGCAGCTCCCAGCCTTCGGCGAATTCCTTCGAGTAGGCCGGGTTGGTCTTGTCGGTGATGCGGCCGATGATGTCGTCCTCGTGCCAGCGCGAGGAGGTTACCACGATCCGGGCGTCGTCGTTGTGCCGGCGGGTCAGGAGGGTCTTGGTGAACCAAGCCCAAACGTCGTCTCGATATGCCTGATAGGTGACTTCGCGGTCGTCCTTGATCGGGTCATCGACAAGGATAGCGTTACCGCCGCGCCCGGTCGTCGGCGAGCGCCGGCCCAGGAAGAACAGGTTCTTCCCGATGTTGTTGGTTAGCTGCTGCGCGCCTTCCTTCACTAGGTAGTAGTCGGGGAAGATCTGGCGGTAGCGCGTCGAGTTGATGATGTCTTTGACGTGGGTGGCGAAGTCCTTGGCGAATTCCTCGCCGTAGGTGGCGACAATGATGTCCCACTCCGGATTTCGGCCGGTCATCCATGCCGTCGTGCGCCAAGTGCACAGCTCGGTTTTGCCGTGCCGGACGGGCACATTGATGATGCCCTTCTTCACCTCGCCGCGCTCCACCCGCTCCATGAAGTCTGCCATGAGGTCGAAGTGCCGACCGGGCAGGCGCATGGTCTTGTCGGGGTCATCGGGGAAGCGCTCGTTCGGCATGGTGAAGCGAGCGAAGGGGAGGAGCCGATCTTGCGCATCCTGAATTGCAAGCTCGTATTCCAGCAGCTTGCGGTAGCGCTCTACCTCATATGCGGTCGGCATTTCCCTGTCCTACATAAGAAACGGCGCCGTAGGTGGGGGGGGTTACCTACGGCGCCGCACACGGGGTCGATAGACTGGTTACTCGGTGGCGGCGACGACGGCAGCCACCAACTCCTCAACAGTCACCCCGCATCCCTCGGCGATCACTTTCGCCTGCTCGATCGTCATCTTGTCGAAGTTTGCCGCGCCGCCCTGAATGAGGCAAGTGCGCTCTTCCGGCGTGATGATGCCGTCCAGATCGAAGCCTTCGCCGCAGCCGGCCAGAAGGCCAAGGGCCAGCGCCGACAATACCAGTGCACGTTTCATGGTCACTCCTTGCTCTTGTCGATGATGCGCTCCACCGCGGCGGCACGCTCCTTGGCGGCACTACCTGAAGAGGTGCCGAAAAAGAATGAGGTCATGCTTTGGTAGTTGGTCGCGAAGCCGCCGATGATCCCGACCGCGAGGCCAAGCACCATGTCAGGCACGTCCCAGATGACTTCCACTCCGACCAGTGCCGCGAGGGAGACGACCAGCACCCCGAGCGTGATGTAGGCCATCCGCTCGCGCGTCGGGTTCATGTCGGGGGAGAGGCGGGCCTCGCGGATGTTGGCCTCCTGCACGGCCATCTCCTCCTTCGAGATGCCGGCGGCCACAACCATTGTCTCGCGCCGCTGCTTCTCCATCTCGACGTCGAGGTCGGTCAGGATGTCGGCGGAGGCAGGGTCGGCTTCTATCGCCTGCACCACCACCTCAGGGTCGGCCTCAGCCGCGCCCAGGCGCTCAGCCAGCAGGGCACCCGCCGCTGCACCACCCGGGCCTGCCAGTGCCGCTCCAAGGGCCTGTAGGCCGCCGCTGCGCAGCTTGGCTCCGAGATCCTTCCAGAGCATCAGGCAATCTCCTTCGGCATGGCGCGAAGCCATTCGATGGCTCCAGCCGGTGCGGCCGCGCGCCACATGAGCCAGCGGCGGGCTTCGGCCAGCTCCTCGGCGGTCAGGTTGACGGTGTTGGCCGGCGGGGAGACGGTGGCGTAACCGGCCGCCTTGAGGGCGCTCTCGAAGGCCGTCGCGTAGCTGGCGATCAGACTGGCTTGGTCGGCCCCGTTGATGACCTTGCGGTCGTCGACGTAGCTCTTGGTCCCGTCAACGTCGTCGAGGGTGATGCCGGTGAACCACCCCTCCTCCATGCCGGAAAACAGGATGTCTACCGCGATGCTCAGCTCTTTGGCGCGCTCAGGCGATGCCACTAGGTCGAGGCCGATCTTCGCGCCCGCGCGCTGGTAGTTGTCCCGGCCTGTGATCTGGGCGAGGCCCCTGCCGCGGTAGGTCCATCCGTCGTCGGAACCCTCCCGGTTCCCAAGCCGGCCATTGTAGACCTTATTCGCTAGGCCCCTCGGGTTCTTGACGAAGGGAGTAGCGGTTTCGAGCGTGGGGAAGCGGGAGGGCCACACTTCGCGAATACGCTTCGCGGTCGTGTAGTAAAGGTTCTCCTCGCCCGGCACCATGCTCTCTCCCGGCTCGTGACGCGAGGTTGCGAGGATGTAGGCTAGGCGGGTCAGGAGGGTGTTGCGGTGCTCGGCTTCATCGAGGATGGCGTTGATTGTGTCGACGTGACTTTGCTTCAGGCCGCCCTTGAATAGCGTCTCGCGGAGACGAGCGTAGAAGGTGTCGCGGTTCACTTATGATTTCCCCCCAGGAAGCCATCCATTTGCCTTTGTATCACACCCAGGTCGCCATCGACATTGCTAAAACCTGTCGACATCTGGGCGCGCATACCGGCGATGGCTTCCTTGGTGGTGGCCTGCTCCTCGAAGAGGCTGTCAACTCGCTCGTCGGTGGCGACGAATTTCGCGTCTAGGGCGCTGTCGGCGGAGTGCATCTCCGCTCGGATGATCGACATTTCCTGATCGCGCCTGTCTCTGGCTCGGGCCATGTCGACCCTGATGCCGTCGATCTCTGTCTTCTGGTCTGACACGGATGACTGGATGCCGAAGAGGACGTAGGCGCCGGTCCATGTGCCGACTGCCACCACTACGCCGAAGACGTAGAATGCCTTTAGGATCTTCTGGGTTACACCCCAATCTGCCACGATGGTTCGCGACATCGACCTATCCTCGTCCCGGTCTTCCTCTTTGGTCT